TGCTTACACAGTTCATACATTTACAGCAACAGGAACTTTCACTGTTGCTTCTGGTGGTGTTATGGATTTCTTAATTGTTGGTGGTGGTGGTCCAGGAGGAAGTCGCCATGGTGGTGGTGGTGGAGCTGGCGGAATAATTTATGTTCCAGGAGCATTTATTGCACCTGGATCTTATTCTATTGGTATTGGTGCTGGTGGAACTGTTCCATATGGTTCTGGTCTTGCTGGTAACAATGGCGGAAATTCAACTGCTTTTACCGAAACATGTTATGGTGGTGGTTGGGGTGGAACTTACGGAGATTCATCTGGTGGATCTACCCAATCTGCAAATTCTGGAGGTTCTGGTGGTGGTGCTGGGTATGGTTCCACATATGGGTCTGCAACTCAATATACACCTACTCGAAGCGGAGCATCTGCTTGGGGCAATCGTGGCGGAGAAGACGCTGGCGGTGTGTGTGGTGGAGGTGGTGGAGGTGCTGGTGCTGTTGGGCAAGATGCTGATGGAAGTACAGCTGGTCGTGGTGCTGGTGGAGTTGGTGTTCAAATTAACATTGACGGTAATAACTGGTACTGGGGTGGTGGTGGTGGTGGATCAATCTGGGAAGCTGCTTCATCTCGTGCTGGAGATGGTGGTTTAGGTGGTGGCGGTGGCGGTGGTGCTGGCTACTACACTCCTACAGGTAAATCTGGTGGTTTTGGTGGTGGCTCTGCTAAAAATTCTGGTGCAGCTGGTAGTGCAAATAATCCAGCATGTTCTGGTGGTGCTGGTGGTGCCAACACTGGAGGTGGGGGTGGTGGATCAGGACAAGCTACTGCTGTTGGATTTACTGGTGTTGGTGGAACAGGTGGTTCTGGAATTGTAATCGTAAGATATATTGGAGCATAAAATATAGTGGAGTTGTTATGAAACTTATTGATAATGTTTTAGATACTAGTGATTTTGAACAACTACAAACACTAGTAATGAGTTCTAATTTTCCATGGTATTTTGCAGAGAGTATAGATTATGGTGAAGGGGGATGGCATTTATCTCATCTAATTATTAATAATGGTGAATCTACTTCTCCATATTCAGATTTTATAACAAAATTACTAATAAAAGCAGTTGAAAAAACTGGTAGTAAAGTAAAGCAAATTATTAGAGCCAGAGCATTTCTTCTTGTAAATGTTAAACTAGAACAGATTCCTCATATCGATGGGGCTTTTAATCATGACGCAGGAATTCTATATTTAAACGATTCTGATGGAACCACCAAATTGTTAAACCACTCATATGATCCGTTTTCTATAATGACTGGTCGTGAGTATTATGAGAATTTTGTCAAAGATAAATATACCATACAACAAGAAGTAGAACCTAAATCGAATAGGTTATTGACATTTAATGGTATGACATATCATATTGGTTCTAATCCCGTTGTAAACAATAAAAGATATATTGTTAATTTTAACTATTCAGTAGAGGATTGAGATATGAGTGTTCGTTATCGTGTACAATTAGAAGGTAAAACTGTTTTCGTTTCAGATGAAGAAATCCTTAAAGGGCTATCTGATAAACAAGAATATAACACTGCTTTAATGGGTTGTTATACCGCATTACATGAAATGCAGGTTGAAGAAAAGAATACAAGTGGGCATGATATATCGGCATTATCTGGCTTTTGGGATGGAATTCGAGTCCAGATAGAAATGTTAGATCTGGGTTTTGTAAGAAACTCTTCATAGTAAAGACCCTTTTCGGAGGGTTTTTTGTTATTAGAAGTTGCAGTCTCTGGTATTATAAATAAGAAGTATATAAATTTTATCGGATTCCAGAATGGCAACTATTAGCAATCTTTATGTGGACGCTGGAGCGACATACAGTAATATCATCACTGTTACGGCTTCTAATGGTCAGGCACTTAATTTGACCAGCTACACTGTGGCTTCCCAGATGAGGAAGTCTTATTCGTCTAGTACAGTCTATGCATTTACAGCTAGCGTTTATGAAGCTGCAAATGGAAAAATCCGATTACAATTAACAAGCAATCAATCCGAAGCCATTCCTGCGGGAAGATGGCTATACGATGTCGAGATTACTTCTCCTTCTGGTACAAAAACCAGAGTGGTAGAAGGGATCGTAACAGTAAACGCACAAATTACTCAAATATAATTATGGCAGAAATCACAGCAGTCGTAACACCTGATGAAGCATTAACAGTTGCGGTGTCGGAGGGTACATATGTGCTCAACACTTCAACCAATTTGGCTAATCCAGCCGTAGTAGAATCAGTTTCTAATATCGCAGATGTCGATACAACTACTAAAATTAATGGATCAGTCCTAGTATTTAAAACAACAACAAACAAGTGGACATCCACCACCACCCTCGATGCGCAAAACATGGAAGGTGGAGAATTTTAACGGAGAAATAAAAGATGGCATCTATTATTCGCATAAAGCGTTCGTCAGTAACAGGTAATCCAGCAACGCTGGGCACTGGTGAATTAGCGTATTCAGCCTTAACAGATAATGGTTCAAATGGTGGTGACAGACTATACATTGGTATAGGAGCAGAAACTTCTGGCAATGCAGTAAACCACTTTGTTATCGGTGGTAAGTATTTTACCGATATGCTGGATCATACTCCAGGTACGCTAACTGCGTCATCTGGTCTTATTGTTGATGCATCAAGTAAATTAGATAACCTTAAAGTTGATAATCTCGACTTAAATGGTAACACAATCTCTTCTACTGATACCAACGGTAACATTACTCTTACACCAAATGGCACTGGTAAATTAGTTCTTAATAATGTTTATATTAACGGAACTACAGACAGTCTCGCAGAGTTTATCTATGATACAGTTGGTGGTGCGGTAACTGGTACTGCAAGTCAAATTAGTGTTACTAACTCAGATGGTGGTAATACTTCTACAATTGCTTTAATTAATACTGCAGTTACTGCAGGTAGTTACGGTTCTGCAACTGCGATTCCTACTTTCACTGTTGACGCACAAGGTCGTTTAACTGCTGCTTCTACTGCTTCAATTACTACTTCTCTTGGTATTGCTGGCGACACTGGTACAGATACTATCGCTCTTGCGACTGATACTATCACCTTTGCTGGTGGAACTGGTATTACTTCAACAGTAACTTCAGCAACTAATACAGTTGACTTTAGTATTGATAACACTGTTGCTACTCTTGATGGCACTCAGACTCTTACAAATAAGACTCTAACTAGCCCAGCAATTAACAGCCCAACTATTGGCGCAACAGGTGCTACATTTAATGGTTCTACTTCTGGTACAATCACTGTCCTTGCAACTGCGATTGCTGGGTCAAACTCTTTAACTCTACCTGCTGCAACAGATACGCTAGTTGGTCGTGCCACTACTGATACACTTACTAACAAGTCTATCAACTTAGCAAACAATACACTAACTACTACTTCTGCTCAGTTAGCGACTGCCATCTCCGATGAAACTGGCACTGGTGTTGTTGTATTTAATAATAGTCCTACTTTAATTACACCAACTCTTGGTGCTGCTCTAGCAACAAGTATTAATGGCTTAACAATTAGTTCAAGCACTGGCACTCTAACAATTGCCAATGGTAAAACTCTTACTGCAAGCAATACACTAACATTCACTGGTACAGATACTTCTTCTGTGGCATTCGGTGCAGGTGGTACTGTTGCTTATGTGGCAAACAAACTAAGTGTATTTGCTGCAACTACTTCTGCTGAACTTGCTGGTGTTATCTCTGATGAAACAGGAACTGGTTTTCTAGTATTCTCTGATAGCCCAACTCTAGTAACCCCAACTCTTGGTGCTGCTTTAGCAACTAGCGTTACTGCCACTTCTGGCAATATGACTGTTGGTGCTGCATCTGGTAATAACAGTGTCAACTTAGTTCCAACTGGTACTGGTAGTGTTGATGTTGCCAATAAGAGAATTACTTCTGTTGCTGAACCTACTCAATCTAGCGATGCAGCAACTAAGAACTATGTTGATGCAGTTAAAACTGGTCTTGATGTTAAAGATTCAGTTATCGTTACTACAACTGGTAATCTAACTGCCACATATTCCAACGGAACTTCTGGTGTTGGTGCAACTCTTACTAACTCTGGTACTCAAGCTGCAATTACTATTGACAGTAGAGTTCTGGTTGTTGGCGAGCGTGTTCTCGTTAAAGATCAAACAACTGCTCTACAGAATGGTTTCTATAAAGTTACTACTGTTGGTACTGCATCTACAAACTGGGTATTAACTCGTACAGTTGATGCTGATGAAGACAGCGAAATTACTCCAGGTGCATTTACTTTCGTTGAAGAAGGTACTGTTGGTGCAAACAATGGTTATGTATGTACCAATGTTGGTGCTATTACTGTCGGTACTACTGCAATTACCTTTGTTCAGTTCTCTGGTGCTGGTTCTGTTATCGCTGGTGATGGTTTAACAAAGACTGGTAATACTTTAAATGCAGTTGGTACTAACAACCGTATCTCTATCTCTGCTGATGCTATTGACATCTCTTCAAGTTATGTTGGTCAATCAACCATTACTACTCTTGGTACTATTGGTACTGGTACTTGGCAAGGTTCAGTGATTGCTGGTGAATATGGTGGCACTGGTGTTGCAAATACTGGTAAGACAATCACACTTGGTGGTAATCTTACTACTTCTGGTGCACATAGTACTGCGCTAACTACAACTGCAAATACTACATTAACGCTTCCAGTAACTGGCACTCTTGCAACGCTAGCTGGTACTGAAACATTTACTAACAAAACTCTAACTGCTCCAGTTATTGCAACAATCGTTAATAGTGGTACATTAACTCTACCAACTTCTACTGATACTTTAGTTGGTCGTGCCACTACTGATACGCTAACTAATAAAACAATCACTGGTGCAGTGATTACTACTGGTAGTATTAACAATACTCCAATTGGTGCTTCTACTGCAAATACTGGTGCGTTTACAACTCTTGCAGCTTCTGGAGCAGTAACACTTACTTCTGCCACTGACGCTACTAACTTAACCACTGCAGCAGTTGTTCTTTCTGGTGGTTTGGCTGTTACTAAATCAATGTTTGTTGGTATTAATATTACTGGTGCTGGTGCTGGAACTTCAACTCTCGATGGTTTCAACATCGATGGTGGCACTTATTAAAGTGAACTAAATACTTGGTGGGTGTAATTCCCACCCCAGTATATACTGGTTGTTTTAATTCTACATAGAATAGGTTATTATGGCTAACACAGTCGTTCTCAAACGAAGTGCCGTTACAGGCAGAAATCCAACCACAGGCGATCTTGCGCTTGGAGAGTTAGCACTCAACACATACGATGGTAACCTATTCTTCAAAAAAGACAGTGGAACTGCTTCCATTGTTACTGTTGCCACATTAGCTGGCACACAAACCCTCTCAAATAAAACCCTAGCATCTCCTGTAATTACTGGCACGATAACTGCTGGTGGTGGTGTAGGTACTAATGGACAAGTTCTGGCATCAACAGGATCTGGGCTTCAGTGGATCACTAAAGATGTTTCCACACTAGACAGTTTAACAGATGTAACTATTAGTTCTGCCACAACAGGACAAGTTCTTAAATTTTCTGGCTCTGCTTGGATTAATGCTGCATCTGATGCAGTTATTGCTTCTGCCGTATTTGCAACAAATGCACAATCAGATCTAGGATCTGTCGCTGATGCTATATTAGCTGCAGAAGAAGATCTTGGGTCAATTACTGATGTTGCTTCTCTTATCTACGATATGGGTCAATTAAAACTTGACGGTATCGTTTCGTTATCAAATATTGATCAATCGGTTAAAGCTGACTATATCGGCTACTCGATTATTTTTGGATTCTAAAGGAATAAAATGGCTCGCCAATTAGTTGAAAAATATATTTTCTCTCCGAATGTTGCTAATGCAGGTTATGTAAAATTTCCTGGAAAGGTTGATGCAACTCAACTATTGATTGTTGCAAATAAAACTTCGCAAAATAATATTTACGCTATTGGCGATCCAACTCGTGGTGGCACTGTTGTTTATAGTGCTTCTGAAAATGCTGGTTTCTACACAGAACAAGAAGGTGTCACTACTGTAACATTTACATATGACACTTCAACGATGTCAGCAAATGATAAGATTGCCATCTATACTGACGCACCGAAAAACATCGGTAACATTGTTCGTCCATATTTTATGGGTGTTGATGCTATTGAAAGAATGCGTGTTGCCAATCCTCAGTCGCTAATTGATGCTGACTTCGAATATGGATTGCAACCTACTAAATGGCAGAACTATGCTGAAATTAGAAATATTCCAGGAATTTATGAAAAGCCAGGATTGGACTTATTCCTTTCTGATGTTACTACCAATGGTGCTTCACCATCAACAATTACTGTAACTACTTCTGCACCACACGGATTGTCCGTAGCAGATCCAGTTATTATGTTCGGTTTAACTGGCACTGCTAACTATGCTCGAGCAGAAGGTGCTTTCGTTATTGCTTCCGTGCCTACTAGTACTACATTTACATATTTTGCTAAAGGTATCGTAGGAACAAACGCACTATCAATTTATGGTGGTTCAACATATGGTCGTCGTGGTGGTTTCTATGAAGGTTCTGATTTACCAATTACTTCTGTTACTTCAAACGCAGCTAATCCTTCAGTAATTACTGTTACTTGTTCTGCCAATCATGGTTTAGTTCCAGGTGCTCCATTAGTTGGTATTGCATCTTCTGCTGGTTCTAATCATGGATTACTAACAGGTAACTTCTTTGCGGAATCAGTTCCATCCGCAACAACATTTACATTTACTGCTCGTGTTGGTGGAGCAGTTGCAAACAGTTCAATTGCCACAACAATGTATACTCGTTCTGACGCATTCGTTATCCACAGACCATTCGATGGTGGTGTTCAGTTAGGTAATTTCTTACCTTCACATGGTGCATCAATTTCTCGTCAAACTAAAAAATACATGCGTTACCAATCAGGTAAAGGTGTACTTTGGACTTCAGGTGTTTTGTTTAATCCTGTTATGAACCTTGACCAAATTTCTGCTGCAGCAACTGGTGCTGGTTCTCTTATTACTGTTACAACTGAATTAGACCATGGTCTTCAAGTTGGTGCCACTGTTGAAATTGCTGGTGTCGTTACATCGGGGTATAATGGAACATATGGTATCAATACTGTTACCAGCGAGAATACATTCACTGTAGTTGCAGCAGTTTCTCTTGGTGCAGCTTCTGCAGTTGTTACAAATTTACCTCGTGTCACTCTTAAAACTTGGCATGGAGCATCTGTTCGTATGGGTGCGTTCGATGATCAAAACGGATTGTTCTGGGAATTCGATGGAAAAGAATTGGCAGTTGTTAAACGATCTGCCACATATCAAATTTCTGGTTTCTGCACTGTTACTCCAGGATCTCAAGCAGTTGTTGCTACATCTGGTCGTTTCACCCAACAGTTAAAGGCTGGTGATCGAATCGTTATTCGTGGCATGACTTACATGGTAGGTTCTATTGCAGACGATAACAACATGACAATTAATCCTGCCTATCGTGGTGTTAATGGTTCAACTGGTATTAAGTTAGCCACTGTTATTGACTATCGTATTCCACAATCTCAATTTAATATTGACGCTTTAGATGGAACTGGTATTTCAGGTTACAATATTAATCTGAATAAAATGCAAATGATGGGAATTTC